ACTTTCAATGACTTATTTACCTCGAAAAATAATCTTATTCCCTCGAGGTAAATAAGTCATTGAAAGTATGCCAGATGTTATATGCCAGTATCGTTCAACTTTCAAAATACTGATAGCCTCTTTTAACTCCTCGTACACTGATTCTCGCAACGTGCTTGCCACTTTACGCACAACTAAAGCGGATATCGGGAACATCATCATTAGTAGGATAATGATCATTGCTATCGCAGTAGACTTACCAGATCCCCGTCCGCCTTTCAAAACGATTCTGAGGTATTTGCCCGACTTTGCGAGTTTCCAAATCTGTTTGAATTTTGCGATGAACACTGTTGACAGTTTAATCGACGTCATCGATAATCGTTACTCCGATTGATGCATCAAGATCAATCTTATCTCTCCACAATCCGTGGCGTTTACCGAGTAACTCCGCTGCTTTAACTCGGTGAGTCATGGTTACTTCGGTTTCGACAAGAGTTTGCTCGCCTAGTCCAACGCCAACCAATATTTTTTCTTTTTGATCCCCATTCATTATCCCAGTCAAGAATTCAAGAACTCTATCTGCATTCGCTATCCGTTTATCTTCGATTGGCTTTAGCCGTTTTTCTATATAGGCTAAAATGGACGGTTTTGTCAAGTTTTCGGTGCCTATTTGTCTTGCAGACTTCTTGTTATATCCCGCTTTAATCGCTGCTTGCGTTGCATTGCCAAGCTCGATATAATAATCCGCAAATGCTTTTTGTTTGATTGTTAATTTCTGCTTTGACAACACAACCACCTCCTACTTAAATAAATCTGGATTACCTTTTATCAACATCAATAAGCCACCTGTAATCCGCTCTACTGTCTCTTCTCGGTTTACTTCATGCTCGCCCATAAACTGGAGCATGCCGTGTACCGCCTCGTGGACTAGTACGTCCTTTAGCATTTGAGTTTCTAATCCGCTTGTTACGGTTATCTCGACATTGCGATAATCAATTTCGCCTAACCTTCCGCTATTGATTTCTATTTGTTGGTCGACTTTGATTTTATAATCTTTGTCACCTATTTTTATTTTGTTTGGTATCATAAATTTCTCCTTTTTTTCCTCCACCAAAAAGACACCCAAACAAGTTGAGTGCCCAAAGGAGGTATTTACAATGAAAGCGACCGTACGGGTGTTGCACCCATATCTAATCATCTGATTGCTATACTGCTCGCTTGGTCGCATATTAGTCCAGCCCCCGCATAAAGCTAGAGAATCTGGACTTGAACGTGAAAGGACGTGTGTAGAAGTGGACTGAGAGAGCTATTTGCTCACACTTCTACACTTTAGATTATAGCATACTATATGATGCACTTTAGTGCACAGTTTTCAAGAATTTTATCCCTGATATCTTTAACATGTCTTTCGCTATAATTCAATTCCCTCGCAACTTTCCACCATTGATACCCCTGCACATACTTCAATCGCAAGATGTTTTGGTGTAAAGGATTATCCAAAGATTCAATAAATTCCTCTATCGCATCAAGCTGCTGCAATGCTCGTAGGCGACAATTATAGTACTCCCAAGCCTTAGAGTCTAATTTTTCGATAACATCGCTCAGCAGTCGCCTATTTGATGTTTTTGGCATATCTTGCGACATCTCGTTAGATGCCAATTGCAATTTTTGCCTTTCAAGGTTTTGGTGTAGCTCAAAAATAATAGCGGCTTGCTGTTCTAGGTGTTGGTATTTTTCTAACTCCTGTTTAGTCATCAAACCACCTCGAACAATTGCTCAAAAATCTCTCTATTAATCGGAACTATTTCCCCGTCGACCACGAGCAAGTAGTCGAGATATTTGATTCTATGTCCTTTATATTCGCCGTCGATGCAATCAGCGATAGAATCTTCACATATTTTACAAAATTGTCCTAGCGTAATGTCGTTAATGTCCGCTCCGCACGCTTTTATAAAGCTAACAAAATTTCCGAGTGGAGCGTTTACGAAATTGTCTTTGATCATTCTTTAACCTCCTCAATTTTGATATAAATGCCTGGCACATCAGCCCAAAACTTTTCAGTTATCTCGCTGGCAACTAGAGCATCATCTTTCCAATAACCGCAATCAGTCATGCAATCCTTGAGCAACTTCTGCAAATTGTCGGTATCTGGTTTAGTATGCTTGTACTGGCCATTCTTTGAGTTTTTTGTCATTGGAAAGCACCACTTAGTTGTTAGCCGTAAAGCACCGTCATACTTCTTTGGCGGTACATGTTTAGTCAAATGAGCGATCAGCTTAGCCTTTGCCTCTTTGACTTCTGGCGGATCATAAAACATAGGTTTACCATTTCTGATAGTCACTTGTTTCATTTGAGCCGTGCTCGTTGGCGGTTGCATCGGCAAAAAGAACTCAGTCATGATTGCATACCGTAATACTTTCTCGTGCCGTCAAGAAAATGCACAACTGCATGATGCTCGTTGTTTTCGTTGTACTCAACTTCAAAAAGATTTTCCAAGGTATAGCGAAAATGAAAGTAAACATCACCATCTAGACTGATCGGCTCATCAAAGTCATATATTCCGCTCCATCGGTGTCCGCAGCAACTGCAAAACCAAGAATGTTCTCCAACTATTTTATCAAGTCGTTCATTCGCATGCTTTATATCGTTTGCCTCAACAATCACAATCTCAGCTACATCTTTGTTTATGATGAAATACCCTCCTGAGTTATTTTGATTGTCATTATAAAAGTTAGTTCCCTTTGTTTTGATCGCCTCTGCTAGTTTCATTTTAGTTCTCCTTTTTGTGATTTTTATTTCAATCATTAATACGCACTCTAGCACAAGTGTATAGCCACTGCTCACACAAGTGAGCTATACACTGCTAGAAGTAGTGTGTATTTATACACTACGATAGTAGTGGTGGTTGGTTGTATATATACAACTTAGGTAAATTCAAGCAGTTGTATTTGTGTTGTACAACTTAGGCAATTTAAGTTGTATATATACTGGTTGTACAACTAGGTTGTATATATCTTATTCAGTGCTATCAACGGCTTTAACTACACCGTCAGCCAATTCAAATTCCTTGCTTTTTTTGACTTTTTTTCGCACGGCTTGATCTGATATTTCAAGATAATCCGCTAGCATTTTGATGGATGGTGGCTCTCCGTAGTTTGCATTTTCGATAGCATCAGCGAATTGTTTTTCAGCTTTTTCAGCTTTTGCTTTGTTCAATTCTCGCATCTTTTCAAAGCCAGAAAGTTCGTCATCTAGTTTGATATCAGCCAATACACCAGACGCATCAACTTCATGCGTAGGATAGTTAAACCACATATCTACAGGTTTGAATTTCGGGAATTCCCTTAACGTTCCCTCGATACGCCAAGCGGTTAAATTATCCAATCTCGCTTTTACTCCTTGTCTTTCTTGGTATGCATCTACACTGATATTAGCTGTTTTTAAATGCATTTCCATCTTTGAGCTACTACATAAATCATCTTGCGAAACTTCGCTCGTTAGATACTTTTGGTTTTGATTTCTGAGTATCTTTTCAAATTTTTCAGCAACAAATTTATTCTCTAAATGTTTTGATAATTTTTCATCTATTTCCAGTTCAACAAGGTCGATCAACGCATCTGGATCACGCGCAAACACGCCACTGCCTGATGCTCTATCCATTGACTTTTTACCGCCTTGGCCACCTTTGGAATGATGATGGCAATAAATCGTCGCTACACCTAATTCGGTGCAAATTTTATCAAATTGATTAGTGAATTTCGCCATTTGATCAGCACTATTTTCGTCCCCTGTGAGGACTTTGTATATCGGGTCGATAATAACTGCCACATAGTTCTTTTTTGACGCTCTACGGATCAGCTTAGGGGCTAGCTTATCAAGCGGTGCAGTCTTGCCCCTAAGATTCCAAATGTCAATATTATTCAAACTCTTAGGCGGCAATCCTAACGCCATATATACATCTTTAAAACGATGCAAACAACTCGCTCTATCGAGCTCTAAATTGACATATAGTACTTTTCCTTGTGTGCATTGCCAGTTAATCCATTTTACGCCCTCAGCGATTGCTATTGATAATTCTATAAGCGCAAATGACTTACCCGCCTTCGATGGGCCGGCCATAAGCATTTTATGCCCTTGTCTGAGGATTCCATCGATTAGCACTGGTGCCAATTCTGGTAGATTATCCCAGTGTTCTTCTAAACTTTCTGGCTCTGGCAAATCATCATTTATGCTTTCAATATACTCATGCCATTCATTCCACGATTCCTTGCCGATATTGGTATCAATGAGATACTGCTTAACACCGTTTCTAGTGACACCAGGCATTCGGCTTAAGCGTGACGGATTTCGATTTTGGGTATCAATCTTAAGTCCGTTTTTCTTACAAATATCATATAGATAATCGACACGTTGGCGATATTCTCTTTCATCTGTCGCCTCAATCTTTACAATGGCATGTAACGATTTTTTACCACTATGCACTAGGCATGATATTGGTAATTCTAGTTCTCTTAAAATTGCGTTTTGCTTTTCGATGCTTATTTCATCTGATTCAACTAGTGCATGTCTGAAATTAGTTACATTTGCGTTTGTGATGCCTTTCGAGTCCAGTGGATTGTACCTAATCCAAGCCCCAGCAGCATCATTATAATCGCCTAAAACTGCACCTAAATCTTTCTTGTTATTTAACTCTTGAATCAGCTCTCCAGCTGTTCGTTTCCAATGCCCTTTGGTTGGCAAAAATCTATCAGTACCATCTTTTTTGTATGACTCTGTGACATACCCAACATGCTCGGACGCCTCGAATAAAGTTTCTAAGTATTTTGTTATTTCTGCAATTGGATTCCAATTTTCTGGCCCTTTAATTTCTTTTTCTTCAATCCAGTTTTTATCAATAACGACATAATCGTTATTGATTTCGCTTTCCCAGTCTAATTCTCGGTCTTGGCTATTTCTTGGTTGCCAGCCATGATCTTTAGCTAACTGAGTAATGGTCGCACCTGTGATTCCGTAATTTTGAAATGAATTCCATTTCTGATAGCATTCGCCATCAACATAACGCGAATCATTCTGCGACCATAAATCCCAATCGCTAACGCTATATCCCTCATATTGTAGTGCCATGCCAACATTTAGCCATTCCTCATAAGACAAGCTAGAGGGCGGTATATGTGGTAGTAATTGTAATAAATCGAATTTAGTTTTCATAATAGTGCCCTACACTTTCAGGCCTATATACTCTCGGCTCTATTCCGTTTGGTATTCGCCAACCATTGCCAGCAATGCGATCTATCAGATTTCTAGCCTCGTTGAATTGCCAAGTGCCTACTTGACTAAATCCGCGGCTTTCAAGGAATCTGATTTGCTTGGGAGTGGTTAAACCCTCGTTCCTACGCTTATTCAATCTATCAATCAACAAAGATGCTTTTCCAGCATTATCTACTTGATCGGCAAAGATGCCAGACTTTTCAAGCTGCTTTAATTGCTTATCGCTCGGCGGTGCTGACTGCCACCCGAAATCAGGTACATAATTAACCAAATCTTCTGCTTGAATACTCATTTCGAATTGCAGCGGATCAACTAACGCTCGTTTGCGTTTTTTCATTTCTTCTAATTGTTCAGCCAACGCTTTTTCACGTTGTGCAATTGTATCAGTTTCGGCTTGCTCGATTACTTCGTCAAGCAAATCTAAAGCTCCGCCGTTTTCTTCGATGATTTTAGTAGCTTGTTTGACGACATCATCATCAGTAGTTATTAAGCTTGTCGGGCGACATAATTCGTGTCGTTCTGTATGCCAAAGAAAATCTAGCAATAGCAAGTGATCCTTACCTGGCATCAATCTAGTACCACGACCCACCATTTGACTATACAATGCACGAACTTTTGTGGCCCTTAAAACCACAATACAATCTACCGATGGACAATCCCATCCCTCTGTTAATAACATCGAATTGCATAATACGTTATATTTTCCATTGTCAAAATCTCGCAAAACCTCTGCTCTATCTTTGCTATTTCCATTGACCTCTGCTGCTCTAAAACCTTTTTTGATTAACATATCACGGAATTTTTGACTAGTCGCCACGATTGGTAAGAAAACCACCGTCTTACGCTCACTACAATGCGCGACCATTTCTTCCGCTATTTGTTCTAAATAAGGGTCTAATGCTGTCCCTAGGTCTTTGGTTTTAAAATCACCCGCTTGCGTTGAAACGGCTGATAAATCCAATTTTAAAGGTAAAGTTAATGCTTTGATTTTTGACAAATAGCCACTCTTGATGGCTTGTACAAGCGAATACTCATAAGCTAATGACTCGAAATACTGTCCTAAACTTTTCATGTCGCCACGATCTGGCGTTGCTGTGACACCTAACACTTTAGCACTATCAAAGTAATTGAGTACTCTTTGGTAGCTATCAC